AAGCACGCAGGAAGCGCAGCCGAAGAGACGAAGTCGGCTATTCAGGCGACCGATGCCAAGCTTTTTGAGGTGCAGATCGAAATTGCCAAGCTGGCACAAAAGCAGATCGAGCTTGAGACAGCCTCGAAGCGTATTGTTGCCAACGGCGAGCGCCCGAAGTCGTTCTCCGAGCACATCATGGAAGCAGCTACATTGGCTGACGTCACCAAGATGTTCGAGCAGTCGAAGGCTGGACAGTTTCAAGTTAAGGCCACGATGACAACGGCCGCCAACTTGCTCAACGATACCATCCGTCCTGAGCGCCTGCCAGGCGTTATCTACCCGATGCCGTCGATGACACGTGTTCGCCAGGTACTACCTGTGCTTCCGCTTAATAACACCAACGGTGTTGAGTGGATGGTCGAGACAGGATACACATCGAATGCTGACACGGTATCGGACGGCTCAGACAAGCCTGAGGATGATCTAACGATTAACACAGAAAGCATACCAGCACGTACGATCGCAACCACCATGCGTCTGCATAAGAACATGTTGGCCGATCTGCCATTGCTTTCGAGCTACTTGGCAACACGTGGCGTGGATAGCGTCATGGATGTCGAAGATGATCAGTTGCTATACGGCAACGGCAATACGCCTAACCTTACCGGCATCCTAACGAACAGCTTGAGCGCTTTCAACCCGTTCAACTTGTACGCTGCGATGGTGGCACAGGGCAACCGTGGCGCAGGCTACTACGACATCCTACGCTTTGCGATATTGCAGGCTCGTTTGTCGAACCTACGTCCGAACGCAATCTTGTTATCGCCAGCCGATAAGGCGGTGATTGACACATTGCAGATCCAAGATGGTGCATACCGTCGCCAGCCTGATGGCACAGTGTTGGTCAACAACATCTGGGGATTGCCAGTTGCTGAAGTCGACGCCATGAACGCTGGCGAGTTCGCCATCGTAACGGCGGGCGCCGCTTCGATCTTCGAGCGTGAGGGCATGACGATTGGATTCTTCGAGCAGGATCGTGACAACGTTCAAAAGAACTTGGTCACTGTACGTATCGAGGAGCGCATTTTGGTCGCTACACAGCGTCCAGAGGGCATCGTAACAGGCGAGTTCAGCGACTACCTGAACAAGTACGCCAGCTAATTGTAGCAAGGAAGGGGCTAACTACCCCTTCCGTTTTTTATTGCAGGGGTGCAACATTTGAAAACTAAGATCCACATTGTCGCATACGTACACGCATACCCACCGCATCACAATGCAGGTGCGGAGTGGATGCTACATTCGATGCTTCGAGACATGGTGCGACGTGGGCACAGCGCAAGCGTACTCATTAACTTCAAGGATGTTGATCACGTACGGGCGAAGTCACGGCACCCAGCGCAACAACGCTACGAATTTGAGGGTGTGACGGTGTACAACTTCGCAGGCAACGCCGAGAAGGTATTCCCGAAAGCCGATATTGTGATCACGCACTTGGAGAAAGGCAGTAACGCACTGCATGGCGCTCCGCACTGGTGCAACCGATACAATAAGCCGTTGGCACGTTTGGTACATAACGATCGGGAGTTGTTTTATTTCAACGCAACCCGTGACACGTCCGACCTTGTCATCTTCAATTCGATATGGCTCCAGCAGGCATACAACGAAACGCTTACCGCCGATTGGCCTCAGATCGTAGTACGTCCGCCAGTGGATCCATCGTATTATGCCACCGATAACACGGGCGCCAAGGACATCACGCTGATAAACTTAACGGATAACAAAGGTGGCAAGCTTTTTTATGATCTTGCAAGGGCAATGCGTGGTCATTCGTTCTTGGGCGTTAAGGGCGGATACGACCAGCAGATGATCGACACGGGCATAAACTTGCAGGTCATCGACAATCAGAGCGACATAAAGCCAGTGTATGCACGTACACGGGTGCTTCTTATGCCGTCGCTTATTGAGACGTACGGGCGTGTAGCTGTCGAGGCTATGTGCTCAGGCATACCGGTCATTGCCAACGAGACAGCGGGTCTACGTGAGGCCTGCGGTGATGCAGCGGTGTTCTTGGATCGCAATAAGCCCAACGACTGGATTGCTGAATTGAAACGACTTGACGATCCCGTATATTACGGCAAGCGAAGCAAGGCGGCCAAAGATCGGGCGATGTATCTGTGGTCAGAGCAGATGGCTGGCGACCTTGACGGCTTGGAAACATCGCTACTCGAAAGCGTAGATACATTCAGGGGGAAACGGCAAATGGTAACACTAACAAAAGAAATACCGATAATGGAAACGATAACCGTTGTTGCACGTCGCAGCTTCCGTCACAAAGGCATCCAGTACAATGTGGGCACTGTCGATGTGCCAAAAAATGATCTTGGCTTCTTGCTGGGTCGCATGCTCGTTGAGCTTATAGCTCCAAAGAAGCCGAAGCCTGTTGTTGTCGAGAAGGTAGAAGAGGCGATACGTGAGGACAAAAGCGAGAAACTAAGCAAGTTCGATAAAAGCGAGATCATCTGATGAATGTCACTATTGGGTATCTGAACCGTTACGGGCGATCGCTACTGGCTCCGATACTTACAACATCGGTAACGGTGCCACCGTTGAGCTATCCCGTTGGCGATGGTATCGTGAAGTCGTTTCTACGCATTGACGCCGATGATACGTCTCAGGACGATGTCATCGACGCATTGACGGGCGCAGCAACGGAAGCGGTGCAGGATTACGCCAATGTGTCGCTCGTCGAGCAGGAGCGTATGGTGGTATTTGGCGCCAGTGACTTTGCAGAGATACCGTTTGCACCCGTTATCAGCGTTGACCTTGTCGAAAAGCAGGATGTCGCCGATGGCACATGGTCGACAACGACCGAGTTCGTGTACCGTGGTGATAGCTTTATTACATTCGACACATACGGCGTATATCGGGTGTCGTATACGGCGGGCTTTACAAGTGTTCCCGACACATTTAAGACAGCTGTACTTCGTCACGTAAAAGAGCATTACGAAATACGTATGGCAACAGCGCTCGACATGACATCGAATGCCATATCTGGCATGAGCTGGCAGGACGCAGCGCAGCCTAAAAAGAAGTATTCGATATGATACCGAACCTGAACAAACGAATAACAGTCAACAAGGCCACGTACACCAGTGATGGCATGGGTGGGCAGACGTTCACGACATCGGCACGGGGTGTATGGGCATCGTTTGATCAGGTAAGCGGTACAGAGGTATATAAGTTTGACAGCAGCGAAACGAATGTAAAGTTCAAGGTAACGATACGATTCAGATCTGATACGGTGGTGAGTAACGCCGATACACTCGGATATGATGGCCGTATATTCCGCATCATGTACATTGAGCAGGGAAGCTTTGAGCGCAACTACATCACATTATACGTTGTCGAGGACAACGCACGATCATGATACGTATTGAACTACCTGAAGACTTTGGCGATGAGATTGTGCAGGCATTAGTCCGCATTGAGGGGCAGTTAAATACGGCATCCCGTGGTGTTATCAACGAGGCATTGTTGGCGATTGAGACACGGGCAAAAGGTTATTCACCCGTTGACACAGGGCGCCTGCGTTCATCGATTCACGCCGTGGCTGTTGGCAAGGGCGAAAGCGGATACACGTACAGCGATGAGCGTGGCAATAGCTACAATGGAGCCCTTGATGTAGCACGTAGCAACGAAGGCAGCGACATTGGCATGGTCGGTACGAATGTCGAGTACGCCGCTGAGCAGGAGTTCGGCAACGGCGAGCGTCGGGGTCATAAGTACTTGACCAAGGCAACGCTGGAAATACAGCCGATGCTAATCAATAAATTAAAAGCGATGAAGATCTAACAATGCAAGTTGATTTAGACAATATCCAGCAGGCGGTATATGTGGCACTGAATACCAACGCAATGTCAACGGCATTGGGTGGCACGGGCAAGATATACGACCGAGTGCCAACGGGCTTCAAGCCAACATATCCGTATATTACGTTCGGGGTGCCGGTCACGGCTCCACAGCACAATATGGACACGGCATGGATGGACATGCGGTTTCAAGTGGATGTATGGACACGTGACAGCGCAACGGCAACGGGGAAAAAGAAATGCTATGAACTTCAGAACTTGGTTAGGTCGCTTGTCGACAGACGGCGCTTAACGATAACGGGGGCAAACCATCTGTATACTCAAGAGGTGACGATCACCATTATGGACGGTGGCGATGGTCAAACTTGGCACGGTGTGCAGGTGTTCGCAATCGGGGCATCGCCTGCGTTGTGAAATTTCACGAAACATTCATGTAAAAAACAATCACAATGGCAGAAGTACAAGCAAGTTTTGGCTCACAATTCTGGCTCGAAGATCCGGCAAGTCCTACGCTACTCGTTCGCATTGCCGAACTTCAGGACATATCGGGACCGGGCAAGGTGCGTGAGACCATCGACGTTACGACACATGACAGCCCAAACGGCTATCGTGAATTCATCGGCGGTCTCAAGGACGGTGGCGAGGTAAGCTTCACGCTTATGTTCGACCCATCGGACACAGGCCACCAAGTGCTCGAGGACGCTATCGATCGTCAGGGCATCCGTGGCTTGGGCGCTCGCGTCTACTGGCCGACCGATGATGGCGACTATGCAGAATTTAATTGCATCCCTACGAACCTGAGCTGGAACGCACCGGTCAACGGTGTGCTCAGTTCCGACTTCACGGCTAAGGTCACAGGACGTGTTAATCTGTACAATGTAAGCAATCCAAGCACAAGCGGATTGTACACATAATCGGAACGTACCCCCGCGCCATCTGCTTTGGATCTATACGTGTCGAAAGACACATGATTCTGGCAGGTGGTGTGGGCGGTATACTTAATAAACAAAACGGGGAATACAAATGGCTGATATTGATAAGTTTACAGTAACCATCTCGGGCAATGAATACCAAATGAAGATCGGCACCTTGGGCATGGCTCGGGCGCTCGATCACGGC